AAAGACAGGGAGAACCACACTATATTCAAATGGAATATCATTGTGTGCATAGAAAATTAATTTTGGCTCTGCTTGCCCCGGAAGAGGTTTAGGATTCTGACAAAGAATTTTATTATAGAAATTTTCATGAAGTATAGTTTTTTCTATTAGTTCTTTCATGAGGAAACCTTTATATATTTAACGCTGTCATTAAACATATCTTGAGTCACATTTCTCCTGCACCTGTAAATAACTGTTTCTGGTTTAAGTTTCTCTGAAAAATGAGTGATATGAATAGGATCTTCTTTTCCATCAAAAGACAAGATACACTCTTCTGGATCTCGATCATGTTTTAGTATGTTTAACCCAAGTTTTCTAGTTTGAATACTGAAAAGAGTTTGATCATGTCTAGCCGTTCCCCAGCCATCTGGACATGATCCATCATCTACAAAGTTTTGAATTTCCTTTGCATATTCATAAAGAGGCATTATAAAACTGTCTAACATATTTTTGGTAACACCAAGAAATCCAGCATCAATACCTAAAGTATCATCAGACAGAATCCACTTATTATCATCCGATTTCAAATTCAATTTATCAATAATGTATTTTGTTGTCATCCACTTAATAGAGTGACCACAATCTGTAACAAAATAATCATTCGATTCGATATGACTAAAAAGAGAATTTACTGGATTCATTAGCATTGTTCCAGAATCCATGTATAAAACATACGGGAACATATCCAATGATTGTTTTATGACTACAGGTTTCCAAGAAAACAATCCAACAATCCATCTATTATGATTAGAATGCAATCTAACAGTTATTAGAGGATTGACTTGTTCTACTTTATGCACACGAACTCTGTCTATATTATTAATTTGCTGTATTTGCTCTTGACTTAGCCCTAGATCAAATACCGCTATTTCTTTCAGTTCTTTTTCATTATGTTTAAAAATGGATCCAATTTGGTTTATCAAAACTGGATAATGATTACTATCTGCTGCTGTGCAAAAATACATATGTTATATCCTCATAAAATGCCAGATTGTATTATAGCGTCTCCGTGAGATCTGTCAAGTTCATTTTCATGTTCATCAAAAGGCTGACCTACAAATTGCCTACCAATTCTTTTTGACGGGAAAGGTTTATGATCAAAAAATGGATCGTGGACCATACTATTAGCATTAACTTTAGGATAAATAAAATCTCTCAAAAAGTTTTGATCAACCATATAATCATCCATAAAATGAGGATGAGAGTGATATCTCTCTATCATCTCAACAACACCTCTAAGAATACCATTTCTTACTCCCCACATACCACCAAGGATAACATGTTTATGTCCCCAAGGATGATCTCGCATTATATGAAAATCATAATCCGAATTTAGCCACTCTTCTACTGCATCTCTTTCTCTTGTATTCAATCTAGAATCTGCATCTCTTGAGATAACAATATCGTCGCCATCTGCGGCATAAAATCTCCAAAACATACTTTTCCAAGATCCTTCTTCTTTCATCATTTTTATTTCACAGTTTTTCATCTGAGAAAGATCGTCTAAACAAGAAGGATCAGTGGACTCACCGCAATAAAATTTGCATATCCAATCTGGATATATTTCAAGTGCAAGTTCTGCATTTTTGATTGCACCTTTGCAGTAAATAGGTTTTCTTCCCCACAAACTAAAAGTTATATACTTCATAACTGTTCAATCTCTTTTAATGATTTGACATTGATAAAGTTGGGACCATAATTAAAATTTTCTGGTGTAGGGGACCATATTATGAATTTAGATATTCTAGGAATCACCCACTTATTCATACAAAGATGCAAAGGACCTGTATTAACAGCAATAATATTTTTCACATTTTTTGCTAGTCTAGCAATATCAACAACATTTAGATTATGATCTAAAGTACAAGGATAATTTTCTATTTTTCTTGTTGTTATAAAACTATTATTAGACTCATTAAGTTTTTCTATAATACCAGAACATTCATTTTCAAAGTTTGGAAAGGGTATACTCATGTTTTGACTGTTAATAAACAGATAGTCATATTGATTTTTAATTGATGGGTCAAAACTCAATCCTTTTTCATTGTACACCATGTCTTGCTTTGTTTGAAAAGGACACTCCACCTCCATAATCTTTGAAAGTTTTTTCCAAAGGAGAAGAAAATATGTTCCCTGATCAGATGTATCTTTATAAATTTCATCAGATTGTTTACATAATTTTCCGTAATCATGTGCGCCTATCCATGTGTCAATAGACGAAGAATAAATTTCTGATGTAAGTTTAACTTTATCATAACCGTACATAAAATCTTGAAGTTGATTGTGATACTTTGGGTTACAAGCAAATCTAAAATACACATCATTATATTTTGATGTGTTCAAAAGAAAATGTAAAGTTTGTATACAGTCACCAAGATGTTGAATATTATGACAATGAATTATTCTCATGATACACTTTCAAAAAATTTATCAACAACATTTTTGATATAATCTAGTTGTTCATCTGTTATAACAGGACTAGTACCCAAAAAGAAGGTGTCAGTTGTAACCTTTCTAGCGTTTGGATAATTTCGAACAACTTCATTTTGATCCATGAGCCCTTCATAAGCAGGCTGCAACATAATGCTACCTGCAAAATAAGGTCGAGTTTGAATCTTGTTATCTTCAATAAAGTTTACAATCTCTGTCCTGTTAAAAGGAGCATTGTCCTTAATAGTCAACGCAAAGGCGAACCAAGATGGATCTGACTTTTCAGTTGCCCGAGGAAGAATAAAATACTCTTCGTATGGGACAAATATTTCAAAAAGTCTAGCATGATTTTTCTTACGCTTTTCGGTGATTTCATCCAGCCTATTGAGTTGAACAAGTCCCATAGAAGCCTGTAAATCAGTTGGCTTGAGGTTATATCCAATCTCATCATACACATACTTATGATCAAAGATCTCATTTGGAAGTGCTGGTAGCCAGTTTGAAAATCTGTTCTTGCAAGTACCGTTCTTCAACAGGTTTGCCTGTTTACCAACACAATAGCATCCTCTTCCCCACTCTCTGAAACTTCTTGTCACAATTTCTTGTTGCTTAGTATTACATGCAACAAATCCACCCTCTCCCATCGTAATGTGGTGGGCGGGATAGAAAGAACAAGAAGCAAAATCACCATAACTACCAAGCGGATTACCGTCATATGAAGATCCAAGAGCATCACAACAGTCCTCTAATAGAATTAATCCATACTCGTTCACAATCTCCATAAGACGATCCATGTTCGGGGGATTTCCTAGAACATGAGCAAAGGTAATAACTTTGCATCCATTCTTTGCATGTTCTTCTACTTGATCTAGGTTTAGATTTAGTGTATCTAGTTCAATGTCAACAAAGGCAGGTTCAAATCCAACCTGAAAGATAGGATTGATTGTTGTAGGAAATCCTGCAATTGGGGTAATGACTTTCGTACCCTTTGGTAAATTTGAAAGTCTCTTGGAAGTAAGAGCAGACATCATGATAAGATTCGAACTACTACCACTGTTCGTAAGAATACCAAACTGCTTATTCATCAGTTTGGGGAACTTTTGTTCAAATCTAATTCCACTCTCTCCCAGAACTAACCAGCCATTAAGTAATGACTTGGCAGATTCTACAAATTCCTCTGGTCCAAAATAAGGTCCAGCATATTGGACCCAGTCTTGTCCCGGAGTCCAAGTCTTAGCAGCATTCTTCTCTACAATATACTTTTCAATCAGGTCGAGTATTTCTTGCATCATTTCTTCCTAAAAATATATCTGTCACCAATGTTTCCACCTGTATGCTTTGATTCTGCGTAGTTGTAAATTTGTTCAACTAATACAAAGTCTTCTCCCAAGAACTTAACCTGATCGGTATCGTGTCTGATGTCGAGAACTAATACACCATCGTCAGAAAGAGTTTCCTTAAAAAGATCTATGTAAGTATTCACAGAATAATGCCAACCACAAGAAAGGAGAGAACAAATTACATCGTACTTATTTTCATACAACTCAGAGTGCTCTCCCGCTTCGTATAGGTGGATTCTATCAGAAGAAACATTATTTTGCAAGAGAATTTCTTTTGCCGCGTTCATGCTGTTATAAAACTTGTACTTTTCATTAAATCCAGATATCTTATTAGCATCTAATTCAGTTTTATCTAAAAGATAAACATCTGGCTGGTCATACATGTTAGACAGAAAAATGTTAATTAAAGCCAAACCGCATCCGACATCCAATATAGAAGAGCATCTTGCCGGTAAAAAATTCTTTATCATATCAAAGTCTTTTTGAACCATAGTGGTAATTGCTTCATCTATCTCCGATTGCTCAGATGATTCGGTCAAGGAATATTCTGTTGTAAGTCTTGTCCTCTGAGGGAAAAGATATTTAAGATACTCTCTATTAAAGTTTTCAATGATCATTCAAAATCTCCAGAATGTATTCCCATACCCCAATCATTTAAATTTGGAATATTGTATCTCTCAACATTTTCTTGTATAAACTTATACTTATAACTGCTTTTGATATCATTTTTATCATAAATTTTTTCATCTACCTTAAGAGGAAAAGAAGAAATATCATGATAAGTCCAATTAAAATTATTAACAGATTGATCATAAGCACTTGGTGGTGTGGTTTCCACACCGAACTTATGAGTGTTTAACCAATCAGTTATCTTCCAAAAATATTGCTTAACTCCAACAGTTCTCTTATCAAGCCATTGAAGATGTGCTATGAATAGATGAGGTGCTTTTATGACACCTTGATTGCCTGGATTTGGAATGTGTTCAGAGTGCATTTGCGCTTCTTTGAACAGTGCTCTCTTTGAATAAGAACCTATTCTATCTTTGAAGTTTTGTCCCCAAGGTCCATCGACTCTGATTTGATTTTTACTTGTGTACTGAACCCATTGTGAGTAAAAAAGACAGTCTGTATATTCGTCCATTGTCTTTTCTAAATCTTCTTTAGTCATCAAGCCATCTAGATATTCATCAGAATCAAGACAAATAATTTTACCAGAATGCTTGTATGCCTCATCAAACAATCTTTGTCTTTCATTTGATTCAATGGAAAGATCTTCATCTGTTATTTCATTTTTAATCACAGAAAGAATATTATACTTATCTTTATTCTCCATTAGGAATTCATATGTTCCGTCTGTAGATCTGTCATCCATAAAGACAAAACCGTCTGCATACTTTTGCCAGAGTGGTAACATCTCTTTGATAAGGAACAGTTCATCTCTTGTTCTTGTTATTTGCACGATCATAATATAACCTTATTTTTTCACAGATTCTTTCATCAAAGTTTGCAAGTTCTATTGCTTTATTTTTGTTCTCATGAATTATATTCAGTCTATCATGATAAAAGTCTGGTGTCAAGTTGTTTATTTTCTCTACCAGATCATTAATAGATCTGAAAAATATTATTCCATCTGTATTGAAATACTTTTCTATATTCGGGCAGCCCCAGTAGATTGGGATAGTTTCGGTCAAGAAACAATCAACTATTTTTTCTGTGAAATAGTTTTCAACAGACTGATTCTCTATGCAAATGTGATAGAGAGATTCGAATAAAGATTCCTTTTCTCCATTAGGTAATGGATTCGGAGCAGATGCAAATGACTTTATACTAGTATAGAAAGACTTTGGGATCGTTATTTTATTCTGATTTTCCCAAATATCATGCCGTATTTTATATCCAGGTCGATCAATATTATACCAAGATGCAAGAAAACTGACTCCGAATTTTTTTGATTGCGGTGAAAAGACAGAACAGTTTTTATCATATAAACCCAACCCGTCAGGGTGTTCAATAGAACCCCGATTTAACCATGTGCTACCATAAAGAAACAATACAGAATTACAGCAGTTATTTAATATGTCAGAGTCTGAACACAGAATCAAATCATATTTTGATTGATTTTTAATGACACTTTCTATATTTGCCCTGTTAGGAGATAGGTAAGATTCATTCGACAAAACTAAAACTTTAAAAGCATTCGAATCATCAAATTCTTCCATGCGAGTAAAGTGAATCTCTACAGGGTATTCAAAGGTAAATACATCCCGAAAAAGATAATCACCATTCTTAACTATAGGCTTATACAATTTTTCTTGCAAGGTCATCATCAGCCATTTCTAAAGATTGAACAATTGCGTAATTGTTTCCCACATGAGGTAGCATTTCTTCATACAACTCAAAGGTCAGTTTCGACGGATCAAAAGAATCATCTAGTTTAATGATGCCTCTTTCGTCGAAGTAATCTCCGATGTTTGTTGCGCCCCAATAAATTGGAACTGTTCCTGTAGCAAAGCAGTCTGTAATCTTTTCTGTGTAGTAGTTCGGAACAGAATCATTCTCCAT